GCCCGGCGCATTCGCTGCCGCTTGAACCACTTCGACTGATCCTCTTCCGAGCGCCAGACGCGCACCTCGCGGCCGTAGAAGGCCTCGTCGGCGACCCATACCGTGAGGCCGACGGCCCGCACGCCTGCCCGGCGGCTCGCGCCCGGCTTGATCGGCGGGCCCTCGAGCTCGCGGACGACGAAGCGGCGCCCGTCTACCGGCACGCCCACTCGCCCCCTCGGCCGTTGTCGTGCATCCACCCGGCGGCGAGCGCCGAGGCATAGGGCGACGTCGGCGAAAAGACCCGGTAGGGCGTCGAGCGCCACGTGCCGTCGAGGAATTGGAAGAGGCCGCTCGCGCTCGAGCTCGGATTCTCGGCCTTCGGGTCGAAGGTGCCGCCCGTCTCGCACTTCGCCTTCCGCCAGAGAGTCGAGCAATGCCCGTAGGTCGCACAAGCGAGGTTGATCGCCTCGACGACGTGCGGGCTCGCGAGCACGAGCCGCCGCTGCCGGGCGAGCCCGCGCCGGAGCTCGACGACCTTCCGCTCGAGCTCGAGCTCGTGCCGGTGCGCCCGGCGATACCGCTGCGCCCACTTCTCGGGGCCGAGGCCCTCGAAGCGGACCTGCCCGTAGCCGACGACCCGGTCGGGCGAATCGCCGCCCCTCGAGACGACCGCGCCCACGAGGACCGCCGCGAAGGCGATGAGCAGCACGCGGGCGATCACGGCTTCACCTCGACGCGCAGGCGCAGGCGCCGCCGTAGTCGATCGAGGTCGTCCCGGCGAAGCATCCGGGCTCGAGCCCGGTCGTAGCGGCGACGGCGATCGCGCACGCGCCAGCGAAGCCAGACGACCGCGAGCGCGAAGACGAGCGCGAGGCCCGCGACGGCGATCCCGAGCAGGACCGCGGTCACGCCGCGAGCCCCCGGTTTACGGCTTGGCTATGCGGCCTGCGGCACTCTTCGCGATATCGAGCGAAGAGTGAGCAAGCTACACACTCTATCGCGAAGAGGTGATACCCTTCCGGCGTCCCGAACGTCCCGAAGAGAGGAACGAAATGAAGACGCTCGACGGCTATATCAGAGTGAGCCACGTCGGCAAGCGCGATCGCGACGGCGACGGCTTCTACACGGTGAAGGATCAACGCAAGGCGATCGAGGCATGGGCGAAAGCGAACGGCTCGAAGATCGTCGCATGGCACGAGGACCTCGACCAATCCGGCGGCACGCTCAACCGGCCCGGCTTCTCGGCCGCGCTCGAGCGGGCCCGGGCGGGCCTTACCGGCGGCATCGTCTCGGCGAAGCTCGACCGGCTCTCGCGCTCGGTCGTCGGCCTCGGCACGCTGCTCGAGGATGCACAAGAGCACGGCTTCAACGTCGTCGCGGTCGACTTCGGCCTCGACTTCCGCACCTCGAACGGCCGCCTCGTCGCGAATGTGCTCATGGCGGTCGCGCAATGGGAGCGCGAGCGGCGCGGCGAAGACTGGTCGGCGGCTCGCGCTAACGCGATCGAGCGCGGCGTCCCGAACGGGCCCGTACCGTTCGGCTACCGGAAGGGCGACGACGGCCGCCTCGTCGTGCACAAGCGCGAGGCCGCGAAGGTGCTCGAGGCCTTCGAGCTCCGCGCGAGCGGCATCGGGCTCGTCGAGCTCTCGAAGCGCCTCGGCTGGTCGCACTCGACCGTGCGGGCCCGGCTCGCCGACGAGGTCTACCTCGGCGTCGTGCGCTCGGGCGAGAATCGCAAGGAAGACGCCCACGAGCCGATCGTCCCGCGGGAGCTCTTCTACACGGTGCAGGCGGCGAAGCGTGCGCTCGCGCGGAGCGGCGAGACGACCGCCGAGCGGCTGCTCGTCGGGCTCGCCCGCTGCGGCGGCTGCGGCCGGACGCTCAAGGTCGTAAGCGGGCCGAAGCTGAAAGACGGCTCGCGCGGGCAGGGCTACTACTGCCGCGACTCGGCGAAGGATCGGTGCGTGTGCCGCGGCGGCGCCTCGGCGGCCGCGCTCGACGCGCACGTCGTCGCGTTCTTCGAGCGCGAGCTCGCGACGGAGGGGAGCGTCATCACGGCGGTCGAGTCCGGCGACGAGCTCGTCGAGGCCGAAGCCGAGCTCGCCAAGGCCGAGGCCGAGCTCGAGGCTTACGCGGTGCACGTCTCGGCGACCGAGCTCGGTTTCCGCGCGGGCTTCGAGGTGCGGCAGGCGCGCCTCGTCGAAGCGCGTGAGCGGGTAGCGATCCTCGGGACGCAAGCGCGGGCCCTACCGGCTTTCGGAGGTGCGTCGGTTGCGGAGGTCTGGCGAGACGCGACGACGCCCGAGCGCCGGGCGATCCTCGCGGGCTACCTCGACCGGGTCGTCGTGCACGGCTCGGCGACGAGCGGGCCGCTTGCTTCCCGCGTCGACGTCTACTGGTCCGACGGGACGCCCGCGCTCATCGCTGACCCGGAAGCTCGCGCCGGGGTAACGGCGTCGTAGTACCTCGAGCACGGCACGGAGTCCGCGCTCTTCGGCGCCCGCGGGAATCACGCGGGCGCCTTTTTTTCGCGCTTGAGATAGCCGCTTGAAAGTTGGCTTAGCGAGTCGCTTGAGCTCTTGGAAGAGCTCGCTTGATTGGCGCTTAGACGTCTTAGAGACGTCGCGCGACTGATCTTTAGAAGTTGCTTTGTAAGCCTCGAGCGTTTACTCTCGACGAGTCTCGTTTTGTGGCTGCCCGAGCCACGTAGTCCGAGTCCCGAATCTCTAAGAGGATGACCCGCTTCTAGCCAATCAAGTACGCGCGGGGAGCTTCGAGCCTCCCTTGCAAGTTGGTCCGAGCCCCCCGCGCGTAGTTCCGGCGCGAGCCGCAGTAATACAGGAGGCGAGAGTCTCGCCTCGCGAGTCGTGATCCGACTTTCGCGTGCGAGCCCGTTCCCCCCTCCCTGCCGACGCCGCTTGCGTTCCATTGTCGTAGCCTTCCCCTTCCCCCCGCTGCGATCGGTCGCGGCGCGGGGTCACTGAGCAAGGGAGGCTACGAAGGTGAGCTCTCGAATCTATGGCCGACCGGGCCTCGTGGCAAGAGGCTCGAAGTCGGAAAAGCGTGCTCTTTGCGACGATTTCCTACGGCCGCCAGCCGTCCGGTCGACTGAACGCGCCTTCCGTCGCTTCGGAACGGCGGTTCCGGTCGAGGATTAATAGCGTGCGGGGGGATGAAACGACCGCCGCGCTTGACGAAGCGGTCGGCGCGCAGGCTCGCGACGTTACGCGCCCGACAGAACAAACTCGAGGCCGACTGGTATCGAGTCGCCGACGAGCTCGCCCGCTCGACACTGAGCGTCATGGAGGAAGAGGGCGCCACGCTTAACGAGATAGCTGAGGCCCTCGAGGTCGGCACCTCGACGGTGCACGGCTGGACCGAGCGAGCCCGTGTCTTGAGGAAGCAAGAGGGCGAGTCGAGCTAGCGGCGAGCTCGGCGCACGCGGACGAGCACGACGAGCCCGGCGGTCACTAAGGCGTAGCCGATGAGAGTCGCGGCGCGGAAGAAATCCGATTGATCGCGGACGAAGTCGAGCCACGTGTTGACGAAGACGACGACGACCACGCCGAGGCCGATGAGCGCGTAGGCGGATCGCGCCTCCGGCTCATAGCGGGTCGTGTAGGCGGCGGCGTAGAAGAGGCTTCCGACGAGGAAGCCACTGATCGAGAGGAAGGCCCAATCCACCTAGCCGCCCGTTGCTTTCTCGGTGAAGAGCCACCCTACGACGCCGGTCATTAGCGGCGTCGTAGCTCGTAGGACCGTGAGGCCGTCGACGAGGGCGACGCCGAGCCCGATGAGCCAAGCTGCGACGACGAGGCTCGCGACGAGAGCCTGCGCACGAGCTCGAGTCATGCCCTCGGCGGGAGCTCGAGCGTATCCTCGACGTCCCACGGCTCGAGCTCTTCGGCGTGGCGGTCACGCTCGAAGTAGACGCCGACCTTGAAGCGTGCTCGAGCTCGGCCCTTCGGCGGCGGCGGTCGCTCCCGGGTGAGCGCGACGACGATCACGAAGAGGATCGCGAGCACGATCACGACGAAGAGGATCGCGGCCGGGACGTTGACGGCGACGTCGGCGCTCACGGGTCGGTCGGCGGATTCCCGAGCCGACGGAAGACGTCGTCGGCGTCGTCGGCGAGCTCGCGCAGGCGCTCGAGCAGGCCCTCGAGCTTGTCGGCGCCGTCGGGGTCGCCGCCGTCTCGGTGACGATCGCGCAGGCCTTCGAGCTTCTCGAGGTACTCGCGTAGGCGTCGCGTGTTCATGGCGTGAGCGGGGGTCGCACGACGAAGAGAAAGTCGCCTCGATAGTAGAGCTTGCGTCTCGAGGGTGGCTCGCTGCCGAAGCTCCACCAATCGGCCGAGTCGGAGTTGCCCGCCTTGATACAGACGGTGACGTGCGACGAGTCGCCGTCGTCGCCGTAGTGGGCGAGGTCGCCGACTTGGTAGCTCCCGCTGACGCGCGGGTGCTCGACCTCGTAGTAGTCGGTATTGCCATAGCCCGAGTAGCCCTGCTTCGAGGGGTCGGGCACGTCGATTCCGGTCGCTCGCTTCGCGGCGTTGAAGGCCTGTATCGCCGACATTGAGCAGTCGCTCGTCACGTGTCCGGCCGGATCGACGGAGGGATCGAGCGCCCGGACCATCTCGTAATCCCACCCGCTCGGATGGGCGAGGCCCGTCTCGCAAAAGTCGACGATCGCCTCGCGCACGCGTTCGACCGCGCTCCCGTCGTCGCCGCCCCCGGACGGTTCCTTGCCGCCGAAGCGGTCCCACGCCTGCTCGAGCAAGTTGACGGCGGTCGCGTCCATTGCGGGCTCGCCCGCGTGCGGCAGGCCCTCGGGGATTCGGATCGAGCGGAAGAGGTTGTAGGTTGCCGTGCCGACGAAGCCGGAGTCGGGCTCGATCTTCCCTTGCCGCTGCACGCCCGCGACGCCCGAGTCGCCGACGTTGCCGCCGGGTTTACCGTGGGCGAAGCCGTTCGAGTAGGCGTCGTCGAAGGTGCCCCACGGCCAACGCCCGGCCCTCGAGACGACGCGCTTATAGGCGACGACGTCGGGCCCGTCCGAGCTCGGCGTCTTCCCTTGCTTCGTTGCGTCGGGCGGATACAGGGGCCGTGGAAGCGGCGGCGTGTCGATCATCGGCCCACCCGGGTAGGCGCGCTGCCACCACGCGCCGCCGCTCACGGTGCGACCTCGCTACCGGCGCGAGGTTCGCTCGGTGTCGCCCGACTGAGCCCGATCCTCGTCGGCGTCGTCGCCGTTGTCGTCGCCCTGGTCGGGCGTCGGCTCGGTCGACGGCTGCCGCGGTTCCTGCGACTCGTCGGAGCGTGTCTCGTTTCCCATGAGCCCATGACTACCCCCTTTCGAGTTGCACGGATCACGACGTGCGCACCGGCGTTATCGCGAGGAAGCGGTTGAGCACGGTGAGCGTGCCCGCGATCGCGTGCTGGTACTTGACCCGGAGCTCGTTGCCTGCGGTGAGCCCGGTGAGCGAGGCCTCGCCGATGATCGTCCCGTGGTAGTTCGCCGCGGAAATGTGCCCGCGGGCCTCGGCGAGCACGGCGCCCGCGGCGAAGTCGCCGATCCCGATCCCGACGTTGATCTGCGAGTCGGCGGCCGAGTCGATTACGGTCGCCCCGAAGCGGACCGAGTAGTCGCCGCCCATCGGCACGGTGATCCGCGGGCCGAGCGTGGCGAGGTTGACGTAAGAGCCGATCGTCGTCGTCGTCTCGGAGGCCGCGACCGCGACGCGCAGGGCCGCCCCGCCGACGAAATCCCATCGAATCCGAGCGGCGTTGTAGCGGAAGCGCCATACGTAAGTCGGATTCGAAGCGTTGTCGACCATGAAACATTCCTGCCCGTCGATCGTGCCGCCGGGTAGCGCCACCGTGAGAGGGATGACGGCGCCCTGCGCGGCCGGGACGCGGCCGTCGGCACCGGTCGCGGCGAGCCCGTTCGGCACTCCGCGGGCGGCCTCGACGGCGGCGGCGAGCTCGCCGAGGTCGATCGGGACGTCGGCCGGATCGCTCTCGGCCGGGAAGGGAAGGTGCAATACGGGCGTCTGTGGCATGGCGGATTTCCTCCTATCCCGAGACGTAGCCGAGCGCGACCATGATCGAGTAGTTCGCGTCGACTAGGACGTAGACGGCGTTGCCGGGCGGGATGACGTAGCCCTGCCCGCGGAGCTTCGGGATCACGTAGTCGGCCCCGGCGATTCGGACATTCGTGTATGAGCCGTCCTGCCCGGTCGAGTCGAGCGACTCGCCGATGATGAGACGGAGGCCGCTCGTCTCGCCAAGCTGCCCGCGAAGCACGCGGCTTAGCGCGCGGTTCGCCGGGACCGGCTGCCCCTCGCGGCCGTTCGTGCTCATACGCCGACCGCCTGCGCGACCCGGGCATTCTTCACGACTTCCCACGCGGCATCGCCGACGTAGACGGCGCGGCTCGGCGGCGGTAGCGGCGTCCAGTCGTCGTCGCCGGGCTTCCAGCGCGAGCGGGTCGCGAGCTCTTGCGCCGAGGTCGGCTCGAGGCCGAGCCGGATCGTGTCGACGACGTGAAGCTCGCTTCGCCCGTCGTCGAAGACGACTTCGATCACGTCGGCGGCCTCGAGCGCCGGGTTTGGCGCCGCGGTCAGAGTGACGGAGCGGCTGAGGCCGAGCCGGGCATCGAGCAGGGCGCGAGCGGCGTCCTGCGCCTGCTGCACGGTCTTGACGACGCTCGACTGCTCGATCCGCACGACGCGGCCGTAGGGGCCGCCCCACCGGGTCGGGCTCGAGTCGTCGTCGTCGACGACGGTCGCCTGTATCGGCGGTTGCTCGGGGTCGCCCTGCCCCTGCACGAGCACGCCGTTGTAGATTCCCGTCCGGTCGAGCGCCTCGACGTCGGAGACGAGCACGCCGGTCGCGCCCGCGTCGACCGTCCAGACGGGGTCGACGTTGTCGGTCGTCGGCGGCTGAGTAAAGACGAAGTCGCCGTTAGCGTCGAAGTAGGGGTAGCCGCTTGCCGCTTTCGCGAGGTCGAGCAGGGCGTCGACGCGCGAGCCTGTATAGGCCGTGTTCGTGAGCTCGTAAGGGGGGTCCCACAAGATTTGATAGGCGATCGTGTCGAAGAAGACGGGGTAGACGATTTCGCCCGCGGCCTGCCCGGCGGTGACGTTGCCGCCGAAGGTGATCGAGAGCGACGCCGTCGTGCCGGTGCCAACGAAGAAGTTGAGCGGGCGGCTCGAGGTGACGAGCGCGGCCGTGCTGAGCACGACGTCGCGGCCGTTGCGGGCGGGAATGTAGACGGCCGCTACGGTCGTGCCCGCCGGGAGCTCGCCCGCGATCGGCGAGGTGACGGTCATACCGACCTCGATGCCGGACTTGTCGCCCATCCGGTCGAGGTAGGTGCGGCCCTTCGTGAAGTGGGCGTTTCGCTGGAAGCTGGTCGCGAGCGTCGTGTTAACGGTCACTTGGCTCGACGAGTCGATCGAGACGATGACGGTGCCGGGCGGGAAGAGCGGCCCCGATACCGCCATGCCGACGGTGAGGTCGCTTGTCTGCGAGAGCCCGGTGATCCGGTTCGAGCCGTTCGTGACGGTGCCGGTGCGGGTGATCGTCGGCTTCGGCGTCGGCATGTAGGGCAGGCGGAAGGGCTCGTCTCGCACTTGCGCCATGCGGTCGGCGAGCTCGAGCGAAGCCGTCTCGTCGGCGCGCCAGGAAACCGATTCGACCCGGAAGGTGCCGAGCCGACAGAGCTCGAGCGTGCCGTCGGGGTAGCGAAGGCCGCGATAGACGCGGGCGTAGCCTCCGAACGGCAAGAGCCGGAGGTCGACGCCGAGGGTCGAGCCCGCCTCGAGCGACCATGGGATAGTGACGCTGCCCGCCCGCTGCACGGCCGCCGTTCGATCCATCGTCACGGACCCGCCGACGACCGGTATCGGGACCCACGTCGTTTGACCGGGCCAGCGAAGCTCGACCGAGCTCGCGACGAGGTGCTCGGTGCGGAGCAGGGCGAGGAATTGATCCGAGACGGGCCTCACACGTCCCTCGGCGGCCATGGCTGCACGTCGATCGGGCCGACGGCGGCGTCGTAGTCGTAGAGCAGCGCGTCGTAGGTCGCATACGCGTCCGCGACCGCGGCGTAGTCGTCGTGCTGCTCGAGCAGCCGGGCGTACGTGTTCGGCGGGATCGGCACGTAGAGCGCCGGGTCGGGCCGCTCGACCTGCACGGCCGAGACGACGAAGCGGCGATCGGCGTGCAGGCTGAGCCTCGAGACGCGCTGCTCGTGCCACGACGGCACGGCGAAGTAGAGGTTTCCGACGCCCTGCTCGGGCGGCGTGCGGAGCAGGACCGGGACGCCGTTGCCGAGCGAGGCTCGAGCTCGGTCGCGCCCGTCTTCGTCGGCGACGACGAAGGTGAGCTCGAAGCTCGGCGTATGAGCGAGGTCGCCCGCGATGATCGGCGAGCGGCGGTTGAGTACCCAATGCACGCCCGCGGGCGCGTCGTAGCCGAGGTCGGCGAGCGCCTGCACGGTGACGCGCTGCGAGTTGGTCGGCCGGACGAGGTCGACGAGCCACGGGTCGTCGCTCTTCGTCGCCGGGATCGTGATCGTCGCGGGGCCGACCGGCGGCTCGCTCTCGTCGAGCCAGCATCGGTAGGTGAGCGGCACGCCGACCGGCGCCTCGTAGTCGCGCGCGATGACCGTGTCTTGCCCGGCCGGGATGAGGAAGGGGTCGTAGCCTCGCACGCTTGCCTCAACGCCCGAGGGCCCGGTGCGGGCGATATGGAGATTCGTGCCGCCGAGGCCTGCCGTGCCGATCGTGGCGACGACCGAGTCGAGCGGGCCGACCGTGACCCATTCGGGCATTAGCTTGTCGCCCCCGCGAGTAGCATCCGGGCGAGCGCGTCGCTCGAGCGTTCGACCTGCACGTCGACTATGTCGGTGAGCTCGCGGTCGCCGATGTAGACGCGGACGACGACGGGCCCGGGCTCGGTCGGCTGCGTCATCGTCCGGCCGAGCTCGCGGGTCATGGTCGCGAACGGCGAGCGCGGCGCGTAGACGGTTCCGGCGCCGTAGGTCGTCGCCGACGGGGCGCCGAGCCCGGCGGGAGCTCCGAGCAGGCCCCGGGCGACGCCCGACGCCGGGGCGACCGCGCTTGCTACCGAGCTCTTCGGCTTTACGCCCGCATTCGCCGAGCTCACGGCGTCGATCGCGTTGCGGATTCGGCGCAGGACCGTCTCGAGGTCGTCCATTGCCGCGTTGAGCGACTCGCGCAAGGCGGTCGCGAAGCCCTTGCCGAGCGCCGCCCCGGCCGTCTTGTAGCTGACGCCGTAGCGGTTGAGCATCGCGATCGTGTCTTTCTGTGCCTTCTCGGCGTTGACCTTGCCCGTCTCGAGGGCCTTGCCCTCGGCGGCGAGCCCGGCCTCGAGCTTCGAGCGCCTCGTCGCGATTTGCTGATCGAGCGCGATCCGCTGTTGCTCGGCCTGCCGCTCGAGGCGCGCGTGCTCCTGCTCGTAGAGCGCGTCGCCGAGCGCCTTTTGCGCGGCGAGTACGCGTTGCTTTGCCGCCTCGGCCCGGGCGGCGAAGTCGGCGGCGCTCTCGCCTTCCTGCGGGGCGAGCGCGGCTTGCTCGGCCTGCGCCTGCTCGAGCTCGGTGCGGGCGCTCGCGACGGCGGCTTTCATGTCGTCGACCTGCTTTTTGAGCTCCATCGCCGCGAGTTGCTTCTCGGCGCTCGTCTTGATCTTCGCCTGCGCGGCGTCGAAGGCCTTGAGCACGTTGTCGGCGAGCTCGCCCCACGAGCTCTCGAAGGCGGCGCGCGAATCGGCGACCGCCTTGCGCCCGGCCTCGATCGCTGCCGTGACCGTCTTCGCGAGGGCGCTCGAGAGCGGCTGCTCGCCCATGACGACGGCGCGGATCATTCCCTGCACCATCGGGATACCGATTTCCTTCTCGGTCACTTGGTCGGCGGTCGAGCCAATGTGACCCTTCGCCCATCCGATCGCGCCGCTGACGCTCGAGGCGATCTTCGAGCCGACGGCGCTCACGAGCCCGCCGAGGCCCGAGAGGATGCCCGAGACGATCGCCGTGCCGATCGCGACGGCGGCACCGGCGGCGGCACCGGCGACCGCGCTGATCGCGGCCCACAAGCGATCGAGGCCGCCCTTTGCCGCCCCGTAGACGCCCGCGAGCCCGGAGCGAATCCCCGAGACGACCGCGCTGCCGATCGCGGCGGCCGCGCTCGCCGCCTGCCCGACGAGCCCGCGAATGTAGTTGATCGCGCCGCCGACGAGCCCGGTCACGGTCGAGGCGAGATTCGCGAGGCCCGCCTTCATGCCCGAGACGATCGCCGCGCCGACCGAGCGCGCCGCCGACATTGCCGAGCTCGCCGCCGAGGTGATCGCCTGCCGAACGGCGTTGAAGACGCCGCTCACCATCGAGACGATCGTCGAGGTGCCCGACTTGACGCCCTCGACGATCGCCCGGCCGACGGCCGAGGCCGCGCTCGAGATTGCCGAGAGCGTGCCGGTGATCGCCGAGCGGACGGCGTTGAAGACGCCGGTCACGAGCGAAGCGAGCGTCGAGATAGCGGTCGTGACGCCGCGGCTGATTCCCTGCCCGACCGAGGTCGCGGCCGAGCTCACGGCGCCGATCGCGGCGCTGATCGCGGAGCGGACCGAGTTGAAGACGCCGGTCACGGCGCCGACGAGCCCGGAGACGCCCGCCATGACGCCGTCGGCGATCGCCTTCCCGACCGAGGTCGCGAGCGCCTTCGCCGGGCCGACTAGCTGCCCGAGCAGCCCGAGCACGCCGCTTTGCAGAATCGCTTTGAAGTAGTCGACGAAGCCCGAGACGACTTGCTTCGCGCCTTCCCACGCCTGCGCCCAATCGCCCGAGAGGATGCCGCGCACGATCTTGATTACGCCCGCCAGAATGTCGGCGAAGGCTTTAATCGAGGCGATCACGAGCTTCATGTTCGAGAGCACGATTTGCCCGAGCGCCTTCCATACGGGCATGAGGTCGCGGATCGCCTCGCCGATCACCTCGAGGTCGGGGCCCATTCCGGCGAAGGCGGGCCCGAGTTGCTTTTTGAGCCCGGCAATGATCCCGGGCATCTCCTTATTGAGCCGCTCCATGCCCTCGCCGATCGCCGAAAACATCTTCTCGGCGGCAGGGGCGACGGCGACCGCGACCCGGTTTTTGAAGAGCGTCCACTCTTCGGCGAAGTCGCGCGTATCCTCGGAGGCCTTCATCACGGTATCGCGGCCCTTGCCGATCGTCTTTACGAGGTCGTCGATCGAGAAGCGGCCCTCGCGGATTGCCGCCGCCATATCGGGCCCGGCTCGAGCGCCGAAGGCCTGTATCGCGAGCGCGTTCGCCTTCCCGGCGTCGCCGGTGTCGCGGATCGCCTGCATCGTCTCGCGCAGGGCCTTGACCGGGTCCTTCCCGGCCTTCGCGAACTTGCCGAGCGCGATCCGCATCGAGCCCATGACGAGCTCGGTGTTGACGCCCTCCTTTTCGAACTTGCCGAGCATCGCGAGCGTCTCGTCGAACGAGAAGCCGAGTTGCCGCATCGGCCCGCCGAACTTCGTCGCGAGGTCCGAGAGCCGGGTGATCGGCACCTGCGTCGCCTCGGCGGCGCGCCAGAGCTTGTCGATCCCCTCGCTCGCCTTCGCGCCCGAGAGCCCGGCATCGCCGAGCATCCGAGTTACCGAGTTGAGCGCCGTCTGTAGGTCGGTGCCGGTGAGCCGCGAGAGCTCGAGCACTTGATCGGAGACTTCGCGGAGCGGCTTGCCGGTGAGCCCGAGCCGGGTCGAGACGCTCGCGACCGCCTTCCCCGCGTCTTCGAACGAGGTCGGGACGTCGGTGCCGACTTGCTTCGCCGTCTTCGAGAGCGCGTCGAGGTCCTTGCCCGTCTTGCCGGTCGCGACCCGGATCGTGTCGCTCATATCGTCGAATTGCTGCCCGACGCCGTAGAGGTACTTCCCGGCGGCGATCGCGCCGGTGACAGCGACGCCGATCCCGCCCGCGAGCGCGAGCCCGGCTTTCGAGCCCATCTTCCCGAAGGCCGACTCGAGGCCGCCGCCGAGCGGGCCTAGCTGCCTCGAGATTTGCTTCGGGTCGACGGCGACGTCGACGAAAGCGGTGCCGATCGAATCAGGCACGCGGGCCCCATTCGAGCGCGAAGGCGAGCGGCGAGAGCACCGGCGTCGGCTTCACGTCATCGCCCGGCCGCGGCACGCGGAGCGGCTCGGGGATTTGCGTCTTCCTCGAGGAATGCGCGGCGAGGAAGGCGCGGTAGTGCGCGTGCGCGAGCTCGAGCCGAAGAGCCGCGAGCTCGTCGGCGATCGTCCAGCGTTCCGCGGCGGCCTGCTCGAGCGCGTCGAACATGCGAGCGTCGAGCTCGAGCAGGCCTTGCGGGTCGAGGCCGAGGGCGACGCTCATCCGAGCGACTCGACCTCGCTCTCGGTCGCCGGGACTTCCCCCGTTCGGAGCGGAATCGGTTCGGGGGATGCCGCCTCGTCGGCGGCCCCGCCAGGGTCCGCGTCCGTGACTGCGGCCCGAACGGCCGCGACTTGCTCTTCGTCGCTCGTAATGTCGTCGAGCGACTCGACCCACTCGTCGAGCGGGGTGTCGATCCTGAGCGCCCGGTGAGCGAGCCAGACGAGCTCGCGCACGGCGTGAGGCTCGCTCGGGGCGATCTTGTCGAACGTGTCGGCGAAGGCGATGAGGTCGGACGGCCGCCCGACGGTCACGACCTCCTTGCGCCCGTCTGTGAAGACGAGCGCGACGTCAATGCGCGGCATCCCACTACGCCCCCATTGCCGCGATCACGGCCTCTTTGTTCGGGAGCGCCTCGGGGTTCTCGACGCCTGCCGCCGCCGCCTGCGCGTTGAGCTCTTCACGCGAGAGGTTGGCGGCCGCCTGCATCGCCACGATCGCGCCGAAGCCCGGGTGATCGGAGACGATCTGCCACTTCTCTTCGGCCGCGAGCACGTTGAAGGTGAGCGGCAGTCGCATCGCGTCGGAGCGGACTAGCTGCGTCTCGACGTCCTCCGAAAGCTGCACGCGCGGGAAGCCGAAGCGGAACTGATAGGCGCCGTCGATCGCGTCGACGAGCAGGGCCCGCACGTCGGACGCGCCCGCATCCGGCGGCGTGTAGACCCACGGCGCGGCCGACCCGGTGAAGGTGCCGCCGCGGAAGGCGAGCATCACGGTCGTCCGGTCGAATTGCAGGAGCTCGGCCGCGATCGTGATCGGCTCGTTCGTGACGAGCACGCGGACGGGCGTCGACACCTGCCAGGCGTTGACGTCTTCCTGCTCGCGCGAGAAGGTGAACGTCACGCCGTCTTCGGAGGTGTAGCCGACGTCGATCCACTCGGAAGGCGGATCGGCGAGGTCGTCCGGGATCGCCGTGCCGTCGGGAGCGACGTAGACCGCGCCGGTACCGGCGACGACGACGTCTTGGGCGTTCTGAGCCATTGCGTTTCCCCCTTTCAGGGAGTACCGGCGAGGACCACGCCGGAGGGTTTGACGGTGACCTCGAAGTCGCACACGTAGCGCGGCTTCGGAGGCTTGTAGGTCGGGTCCGGTTGCCACCTCTTCGGCCCGACGACGACGCCGCAGACGTTCCCGGCGTCGTCCGGTTGCTCGCCCTGCCACTCGCTGAGCGCGGCGAGGCACGTCGCGGCGAGCTCGTGCGCGGCCGCGTGCGTCCCGGCGTAGCAGTCGAGTTGCATGACGGCGAGGTCGATCACGAGCGGCCTCGAGAGCGACGGGAAGCCGCCGACCCGCTGCACGATCGCGAAGGTGAGCGCGGACGCGAGTTGCTTCGGGAAGACGGAGTAGACGCGGTTGCCGACGAGCGCCGCGACCTCGGGCCTCGAGCGGAGGAAGCCCGACACGAGCGTCGTCACGTCCGGGAGCGGGGCCCGCACTAGTGCGCCTCGTATCTGAGCCCGAGGGCCGTGACGGCCGACTGCACCGGCCGATAGGCGGGATTGAAGCGCGTCCCGTATTCCATCCAATGCCAAAAGCTCGAGCCGACGTGCACCTTGAAGCCGTCGTCGGCTTCCTCGACGGTCGGCTTGTAGCTCTTCTGCATCGTCCCGTCGTGCACCGGCACGAAGCTCGGGATCGTCGCGGCGATCGCCTCGGCCGCAGGCCGAAGCCCGGGCTTCGCGAGCTCCCCGATCGTCTCGGGCGCGTCCGATTTCCAGCGCACGACGGTCGGCACTACGCGACCTCGATTTCGCCCTCTTCGGTGCCGAGGTCCTCGTCGGGCTCGCCCTGGACGCCGGGCCCGATATCGCCGCTCTCGCCGTCGTCGCGCCAACCGACGATCGTCACGTGCGAGGTGCCGGTGAAGTCGTCGGGGTAGGTGAGCACGGCCTGCCCGTCGTTCGGCAGGGCGTTGCGGGTCGAGACGTCGCCGGTCGCGACGTTCTCGGCCTTGATATCGACGAGCTCGGCGTCGATCGCGTCGGCGTCCCACTTGATCGAGACGGCCTTGCGCGTCGAGTCGACTTCGACTGCCATTCGTTCCCCCTTCCTCGCGGCCTCTTAGGCGGCCGCCTGCCCGTAGTCGGTCCTGCGCACGACGGCCTCGACGTGCGCGTCGCCGGTGAGCGGCGAGCGGAGCTCGAAGGCGTCGCCCTCGAGCTCGAGCACCTCGCCCGTATCGACGAGCCGGATCGCGTCCCACCCGCGCAGGGGCGAGCCTGCGGCGAGGAAGAGCCGGTAGGTCGCGATTTGCACCGAGCCGGTCGCGTCTTCGCGCGAGCCTGCCGTCTGTAGCTCGCAAAGGGTCGCCTCGAGCACCTCGACGACCGGCTGCGCGCCGTCGGCGTCGGGGTCCTCGGCGTAGGTTCGCCGCACGAGCTCGACCGGGATCGTCAAGAGGTGCTCGACGCTCACGGCCACTCGCCCGAGTAGATTCGATCGAGGTCGCGCTGCCACCAATCGACCGGCCAGTCGAACGGCGGCCCGGAGGTGTCGAGCGTGTAGACGCGCCGGTGCCGGGGCGCCCACGGCCCGAGCGCCTCGGCGAGCTCGCCGAGCACGGTGACGACGTTGTCGAAGGTGAGCGGCGAGGCGAGCCGATAGGAGTAGCTCCCGATCGTCTCGCCGACGACCGACCCGGCCTTCGAGAGCTCGGCCCCGGCGAAGCGCGCGGCGAGCGCGAGCCCGACGGCGTGCACCGGCGGCGGTACCGGGTCGGGGATCACGTTCGGCCAGCAATAGGCCTCGATCGTGATTTGCACGAGCTCGGCGACCCGGGCCGCCTCGTCGGCCTCGAGGCCGAGCAGCGTCTCGAGCTCTTCGGGCGTGACGATCTGCCCCCACGTGTCCGCGGCCGCCGGGGCGCCCGTGGCGCCGACGCCGACGGGCGTCGCGAGCCGAGCTCGGCGATAGACGCGGTCAGAACGAGTAGACATAGACGCCCCCTCGCGCGCCCGCGCCGCCGCTGCCGCCGGTCGCGGTGCCGCCGCCGCCGCCCCCGCCGCCGCCGCCGCCGGGAGCGCCACCATTGCCGCCGTTTCCGGCCTGCCCCGCCGTGCTGCGACCGCCGCCGCCGCCGCCGCCCTGCCCGCCAGACGTGAAGCCGCCCGCTGCGCCCGGCGAGCCGTTGACGCCGGTTCCTGCGCCGCCTGCGCCGCCGCCGCCTGCTGACTGCCCATGCGAGCCGCCGTCGCCGCCTGCGTTCGCTTGAATCCCGCCCGAGCCGCCGCCGCATCCGCCCTTGATCGAGCCGCCGCCCGAGCCGCCTGCGCTCGCGCCGCTCGGGCTCCCTGCGCCGCCGCCGCCGCCGTTGTAGCCCTGCCCGCCCGCGCCTGCGGCCGTACCGCCGCCGCCTGCGCCGCCGCTATCGCCCGAGGGCGAGCCGCTCGCCGCCGCGCCGCCGATATTGCCGCCTGCGCCGCCCTGCCCGGTGTTCGAGACGCTCGCCCCGGCGCTCATGTTTCCGCCGCCGCCGCCGCCCCCGCGGACGGCCGCCGAGCCGCCGCGCGAGCCGCCCCCGCCGCCGTAGGCCGTGAGCCGATTCTCGGCCGACGAGAAGCTCGAGTCGCTCCCCTGTGCGCCGTCGGTCACCACTCCGGCGATGCCCGTCGGCGCGCCAACGATGACCGTCTCTTGTGCGGCAAGGTCGGCCGCCCGATACCAACGCTCGACTCGAGCGCCGCCGCCGCCGCCTGCGCCCGCGCTGTTCGCGTTCGTATTGGCGCCGCCGCCGCCGCCCCCGCCGCCGTACACGACGACGAGCACAAGCGTCGCCCCGGTCGGTTTCTGCCAACCGCTCGCGCCGGTGAAGGTGCCCGCCACCTCGAAGGTCTGCACGTTGATCGCGGCGCCAGGCGTACCGGCGTCGCCCTTGTCGCCCTTGTCGCCCTTCGGCCCCTTAAGCGTGATTCCCGAGAAGACCCATCCGGCCGCTTGCTGCTCCCATACGTTGCCGGTCGCGCCGTCGAGGTAGAGCGTCCCGACTCGGTCGGCCGAGGGTGAGGGCTCGCCGACGCCGTAAATCCACTCGTCGCCCGGCGTACCGGCCGGGCCCGTCGTACCTTGCGAGCCCGTATCGCCCTTCGGGCCCTGCGCGCCAGGCGTCCCGGGCGCGCCCTGAGCGCCGGTATCGCCCTTCGGCCCCTGAGCTCCATCGGCGCCGGGCGGGCCCTGAGCGCCGGTATCGCCCTTCGGGCCTTGCGGTCCGGGCACGGTCGAGTCGGCGCCGGGCGGGCCCTGAGCGCCCGTTGCTCCCGCGGGGCCTTGAGCTCCGGTATCGCCCTTCGGGCCCTGCGAGCCGGTGTCGCCCTTCGGGCCTTGCGAGCCGGGCAATCCGGTCGGCCCGCGAAGATTGCCGCGAAGCGTCCACGTCGACGCGTCCGTCTTCTCGTAGAAGTCGCCGCTCGAGGCGAGGTACCAGTCATCGACGGCGCCTATCGCCGGGCTCGGTACGCCCGCGCCGGTCCACCACTTTTCGCCCGGAGTACCGGGCGCGCCGGTCGCGCCGGTATCGCCCTTCGGGCCCTGAGCTCCGGGCGCACCGGGATCGCCCTGCGGGCCTTGAGCTCCGGTATCACCCTTCGGACCCTGCGCACCGGGATCACCTTGCGGGCCCTGAGCTCCGGTCGCGCCGGGCGTTCCGGGATTGCCCTGCGGGCCCTGAGCTCCGGTCGCGCCGGACGGCCCTGCGGGGCCCTCGACGCCCTGCGGGCCTGCCGGGCCTGCCGGGCCTTCGGGCCCTTGAATCGGACCCGCGTTGATCCATTGCGCCGATTCGGCGTCCCATATCCAGAGGTCGCCCGTCGCCTCGACGACGTAGGCGTCGCCGTCGGCCGCGCCGCTCGGGAGGTCGCCGACGGTCGGGACCTGCCCCTTGACGTTGATTCCGGTCCCGGCCGGGCCCTGCGGGCCCTGCGGGCCGGTCGGCCCTGCCGGTCCGTCCGGGCCGGGCGGCCCCTGAGCTCCGGGCGCGCCGTCGGCACCATTCGCGCCCGGCGGCCCCGGATCGCCCTCGGGACCGGAAGGCCCTTGCGCGCCGGGCGGGCCCGCTGCTCCGGGCGGCCCGGGCACGGTCGAGTCGGCGCCGGGCGGGCCCGGCGGCCCCGGCGGTCCCGCGTTCGTTGCGAGGATCGTGAGCGTGAGCTCTTCGCTGAGCTCAGTGAGAATGTCGGGGCCGTCGAGGTCGACGTCGACCATGACGTCGCCGATGAGCTCGACGTCGACGGTTGCCTCGGGCGCCGGGCTCACGGGGCCCTCGTGACGTCGAGCGTGCACGTGACGGCGCCCTGCACGAGCGTTACCGGCTCGCTCCCCTCGGGCGTCCACTGGACGTCATAGACGCCCTTGAAGGCCTCGCCGGTGCCGTTGACGAGGGCCGCCGTCTGTGCGCCGGTGAGGTGCAAGACGACGACGCCCGAGGCCGCTTCGGCCGCGTCGACAGTGAAGTCGACGAGCGGCGCGGCGTCGGGCCGAGCGTGCCGGATTTGCGCCGTGACGGCGCCGGTGAGGTCGAGCGGCGCGGGCGGGCTCTCGGTGTTCCGCACGGTGATCCGCAAGGCCGCGCCGTCGCCCGCGTACAGGGCGAGGTCGACCTGCTGCGGGACGAGCGAGAGCGTCGCCACGCGCCTACCGTCCTATTCGCCCGAGCTCTCGCTCGGGGTCGTGCCCGTCGCCTTCGAGCTCGAGCTCGAGCCCTTCGGCTTCGCCTTCGCCTTCGGCTTCCGCGGCGTCGGCGTCTTCGAGGCCTGCTCGAGCTCGCCCTTCCTGCGGCGAGCGGCGAGCGACCGGCGTGCCGCGTGCGACCTCGGCATCGCTACGGCGTCCAGTCGACATTCGCGAAGGCGTCCGAGGTGCCGCTGCCGTCGGCCTTGAGCGGCGAGCCGATCGCCGCGCCGAGGCGCATGTAGCAGCGCATCGCGACGAGGTCCTCTTGGAACGCGTTCGCGATGATTTCGCCCGCGGCGTCCTGCAAGATCGCCGAGTCGGACGTCTCGAAGCGAATGTCCTGCCGAAGCCCGATCACGAGCTTCGTCCAGTCGCCGACGATCGCGTCGCCCTTGCTCGAGTCCCACACGGTCGAGACTTCGACCGGCAGGCCGTAGAGCGTCTGCGCGGGCGGCGCTTCGGGCGTGACCATGAGAGCGCGGTACTCCTGCCGGAGCGCCGTGCCGATCGCGGTGCCCGAGGCGATCCCGTTCGGGATGAGGCCCTCGGCCTCGACCGCGGCCATGCCCTTGTCGATCGCGTCGAGGGCGTCGGTGCCGGTGATGACGGTCCCGCCGCTGACGCCGTTCGGCGGGAAGCTCGGCGGCTCGCCGTTGCCGAAGAGCAGGGCGTCGTCGATCACCTGCGCCATTGCCGAGCTCACGAGCGGCCGGACCTGGTCCCACACGGGGAAGCCCGCGTCGTCGACGAAGGCGCTCGGAATCGCTAGCGCGCAGGCGAGCTCTTCCGGGACGATCTGCTGCGACGACCACTCGATTTTCGTCGCGGGCTTCTGACCGCCGAAGCGCGGATTTACCCATCCGGCGGCGGGCAGAGCCGAGACGACGGGGAACTGCTCGAGCCCCTGCGGCATTCGGATAACGGTGCCGAGCGCCATTGCGACGCTCTCGACCGTTACCGCGTTGAGAAGCTGATCCGAGACGGCCTGCGGAATCAGACTGTCGTAATCCGTTGCCAAAGCTGGACACCTCCCTTAGTGACTTCTCGGGTTAGGCGTCCGAGCTCCCGGCTCGGATGAGGCGACAGTCGTACTCGTCGCGGCGGGCTCCCGGCCCGCTGAGGCCTGTCGCGAGGTTAGCGCGTCGAGCGGCAGGCGTCTAGCCGAGGTCGTGCCAGTCCTGCGGCGTGAGCCCGATCGCGTAGACCGAGTCGCGCTTCGGGACGTAGTAGCCCTCGGCCTTGTAGCTCGCGACCGACTTGTAGGTCGCGCCCTCGCTCGAGCTCCCGTAGCAGCCGATCGCGTTGCCGCCGACGCCCGCGCCGTCGTCGCCGTAGTCGGGCACCTGCCAGGGCCAGACGTTCCGGTAGAGCTCGAAGGCGAGCAGCACCTCGCCGGTTCCGATCCGGTCGCATTGATCGGAGCGGAGCGCGGCGAATTGCCCGATCATCCGCCGGGCGCCGCCCGCGTAGGCGTTGTCGAACTCGGGCGCGGTTTCGCATTGCCCCCACGCGGGCCCGTCGAGGCCGAGCTCGTCGACCATCGCCTCGGCGACGTCGTAGCCGGTGCCTTCGCCCTCGACGTAGCCGGAGGGAATCCGGCAGTCGCACCATGCCTCGACGCGGCCGAAGTGAGCGCGAAGCTGCGCGATCGTGTCGGGCGAGTAGAAGTCGCGATAGCCGAGGTCGGCCGTGCATACCGGGACGAGCCACGAGGGCCCCTCGAGCGCGTCGAGGGGCGACTGCGCGAGGAAGGCTCGCGCCTGCGCGCTCGAGACGTTGACGCCGGGCGGTCGGTAGTCGTCGTCGTCGGCGGCGTCGTGATCGGCGAAGGTGATCGAGAGCGCCCGCTCGAGCTTGTCGTAGGCGCCCCACTGGTCGAGCGGGATCGTGAGCGTGCCGATCGACGGCCACTTGCCGTCGGCGCCCTTCCTGAGCTTCGTCCCGCCAGGGTCGAGGTTCCGCCAGCGGTTCGCCGCGGCGGTTGCGCCGTGCTGAGGCCCGATCGTCGTCGCCACTATGACCGCCCCCTTCGCGCCGCCTTCCTGAGCCACGCCGAGCCGTCGACGTCGGTGTCTTTCGTTCCGCCCGGCTTCGTCCGGGCGCCTTGCGACTGGACGCCGACCTTCCGGCCTGCGCCGTTGTCGCTCACGCCGAGGTAGGGCTTCTCGTCGACGAGCCGGTCGATCCGCTTGTCGAGCTCGCGGTCGTCCTCGTCGAGCTCGAGCAGGCCCTCGAGGTCGAGGTAGCGGACGGCGTCGTCGGGGTCCTGCAACTTGCCTGCGGCGGCGGCGAGCACCTGCGCCTCGAGCAGCCTGCGGCCGTGCTCGGCGGCGGCGGCGGCGCGGCCGCGCTGCTCGGCCTCGGCGAGCTCGCGCTCTTTCTCGCTGAGCCCTTCCGTCTTCGCACGCTCGAGGTCCTGCTCGGCCTTGCGGAGCTTGCGCCGGTGCTCGACGTTTTCGCGGCGTAGCTGCTCGATCGTCCGCTTCGCCCCTTCCGGGTCGGTGCGGATGAGCTCGAGCTCGTCGTCGCGGTCGTCGTCTTGGCGGTCGTCGCCGCGGTCGTCCTGCCGGTCGTCGTCGTGCTGATCGTCGTCGTGCTGCCGGTCGTCGTCGGCCATGCTGCCCCCCTTAGAACGGGATATCGGAATCGTCGAAGGTCCGCTCGGGCGGGCCCTCGAGGTCGGGCTCGACGCCGCACTTGTCGCCGTCGTGAAACGGGACCGCGTCGGCGTCGTCGTAGACGTTGTCGGCGATCGTTTGGCACCAATCGCACGCGTCGCCGCCGGGCGCCTTCCGCCACCCGCCGACCTCGAGCCCCGAGGCCTTCGCGCCCTCGTCGACGCCGACCCGCATCGCCGCTTGAAGGTCGGCCGCCGATAGCTGCCCGGCGTAGCTTGCCGCCGTTCGGAGCGCGGCCGGTTGCGACTCGCCCTCGGCGACGAGGTGCCGGGCTCGAAGCACGGGCGCGACGACCGAGCGCGTATCGGGCCCAACGAGCACGCCGGATTTCCGAAGCGCGCCCTCAACGTCGAGCGGCCGCCGGGCCCGTCGCCGTCCGGCGAGCACCTCGGCGTAGGCGGCGGCGGTATCGGCCGAGACGCGCTGACCGCCCGCGACCGCCGGGTAGGCCGAGTCGACGTAACGCACGAGCTCGTCTTCGCCGAGGTCGCGCATCGTCACGAGCAAGGCCTCGAGGCGCGTGTCGACGAGCCGAGCGATCACGGCCTGCCGTTGTCGGTGCCGCTCGTCGACGATCGCACGGTGCACGGCCGCCATTAGGCGGTCGGCGTCGGCGTCGGCTGAGCCGCGAGCGCCGCTGCCGCGGCGGCCGCCTCGCGCATTGCCTGCGCGTCGGCCTGCACGCGCATCCGGGCGATCGCCTGCGGCGAGAAGCCGAGGAAGGTCCAGACGGCCTCGGTCGGAACGCCGACCGACTGCAACTTGGTCGCGGCGTCGGCGACGACCGCGGGATTCCGACGCTCGGGCGTGTGCCAGAGGATTTCGAGGCCGAGGTCGTCGGCGAGCTCGGCGTCGTTCGCGGCCCGGCTCGCGATCCTTACGACCTGCTGCCACGACTCGCCGAAGCTGAGCATCCGGTCGAGGCACTTCGTGACGAGGCCCGTCTCGCTCGTGATGAGCGACTCGGCACTCGGCGGATTGGCGAGGTCGGACTGCACGAAGTAGTAGCTCGGGACGCGACTGATCGCGGCGAGCTCGGCGATTTCGTCGTCGATCGCGCGGAGGTACTGCCCGATATCGGTCGTCGGGAAGGTGCCGAAGCGCGTCTCGGGGTCCTCGCTCGCCCATATCCGGTAGGGCCCGGAGCGGAAGGGGTTGATTTCGTTCCCGGCCTCGTCGCGGTCGACCTTGATCCCGGTAACCCACTTTTGCGCGAAGGTGACGGTATAGGTGCCGATGAGCTTCGCGAGCTCGAGCTCTTGAATCCGCTCCATGATCGGCACGATTTCGTCGAGCTCCGAGAGCCCCCACGACGCGGTAGTCGGCCGGTTCTCGAAGGGCACGATCGGCACGGCGCCGAGCTCGTTTGGCAGGGCGATCGGCTCGTCGCTCCACGGTGCCCGGGCGCCGTCGACGAGCGGTGAGCGGAGCGGGTCGCGATAGGCGGCTTCCCACGTGACGATCGACCGGGGCGTGTAGAGCTCGGCGAGCCAGGCGCCGTCGCCGGTCGGGAGCACCTTGAGCGCGGCGTCGACGACGCGCCGGTCGCCCGCGACCGCGAGGTGCGCGACCTCGAGGCACGTTTCGGGCGTGATCCGCACGGCCTCGCCCGAGCCGGAAACGCTGACGTAGCCGGTGCCGGTGATGAGCGACTCGGTGTGTACGTCGCGCTGGTCGGCGTCCATGCGCGAGTCGACGAATCGCTGCCACGCCCGAGCGTCGGCCGCTTCGCCTGCGGTCGAGCGGACGCCCTGCACGGCGAGCCGCTCGGTGATCGTGTCGACGACGAGCCGGGCCCACGCGCCGCGGCTCATCTGACGGAGGCGCTCGAAAGCGGGCTTGTAGTCGGCCGCGGGCGGCATATCGGGCGGCGGCTGCCTGCACCGATACCAGTCGTAGAACTCTTCGGCCGACTCGCGCTGACGGCGTAGCTTGTCGAGCAGTCGGTCCCGAAGGCGTTCGAGCGCGTCGAGCTCGTCGACCGCCCCGACCACCTGCTCGAGCTCGACCGCGCTCATCCCTCGCCCGAGTGTACGAGAAGCGATGCAAAACCGCTAGAGCGTGATTACACGACGGGCCCGCCGAAGCGGGCCCGCCGTGAGACGCGCGTCCTGTCCCGGCCTTGAGCTTAGCGCCGACGGCGACCGTTGCGCCGGTAGGCGACAGAATTCGGCGCCGTGCCGTAGACGAATTCCCGTCGTAAGAGCGTTGCCGTGAGCGCGTCGCCGTGCCGGTAGCGGCTCGTGACGTGAGCCATGACGTCGACGAGCTCTTCGTCGGGCACCTCGGCGAGCCGGTCGACGGTCGAGGCCTTGACGTCGGACTCGACGATTCGCTCGCCGCCCCTCGAGAGGCGCCAGAGTCGGCGCTCGTGGTCGTAGTCGAAGAATCCGAAGCGGCGCATCCACGACGAGCGGATCGCGACCGCCTGCACGTCGTCGGCCATGCCGAGCGCCTCGGCGAGCTCCTTCGAGGTGACGCCCTGCGCGCCGCCCTCGTCGGCGACCTTGTGCATGAGGTCGACGTCGCGGAAGTCATAGAGCGTTAGGTGACGGCTGCCACTCTCCATGACGTCAGACTAGGGCGAAGACGTGCGCGCCGCCGCGGCCGACGTGGTCGAGCCGGATCACGCCGCGCTCGTGCAGGGTGTCGAGAATCGCCTTCGTGTACGACTCGGAGTAGGGCCAGTCGTCGCGACGGCGAAGCCTTCCGCTCGTCATTCCGTGACCGTTCGCGAGCTCGGCGCGGTGCGCCTCGAGGTACTCGGAGACGGTCGCGATCGCCTTCTCGCTCGGCTGCTGCTTCGGCGTCGTCCGAGCTCTCTTTCGCGTCCTCGCCTCGGGCGCGAAAGTCGGATCGACGGTGCGGAGCGCGTTGCGAAGCTGCGTCCGGACCGTCTTGAGGCCCTGTAGGGCGACCTCGGTCGTCTCGATTTCCTGCTCGACTCGCTCGAGCCGCTCGCGGACCGGGCGGGCGAGCTCGTGAAGCTCGGCGGCGATCGCCGAGGCATCGGTTAACGCATCGGACACGTCGGGACCTCCTACTAAGAATTTCGGGACGCCGGAAGTCTTGCAGACTGCCGACGGACCTGCGTTTCGCCGAGCCTAGAATGCGAGCAGCCTCGCGGCCTTCCGCTCGGGCTCGGGCCCGGCTGCGATCGCGTCGCCGCGAGCTTCCCACGAGAGCACGGCGGCCATTGCGCCGTCGATCTTCGCCGGTGAGCCGGGGCGATCCTTACCGATCACGAAGAGCGGCCGGTGATCGTCGTCGAAGACGGCGACAGCCCGCTTGCGCGCGTTCGCGACGTGCCGGGTGAGGCCCGGGTCGCCGTTATGGCATACATCTCCGGCGGCGATCGCGCTCGCGAAATTGCGGACGGCCCACGCGGTCGCGCGCACTCTCGAGGTGTGCCAGGCGATCACCCGCCGCTCGCCGTAGCGGCCTCGCCACTTGTCGACGAGCACGTCGATCCATTGCGGGTCGATGTAGACGCGCCAGACGTTGTAGAGCTCGAAGGCGTCGTCGAGCGCGGCGTCGACCTCGTCGAGCGGGTGCTCGTAGTCATCCGGCGCCTGCGACGGCCGTTCCCATATCCCTAGCGGCCACTGGAAGCCCGTCAAGACGTCGGTAGCGACCAAGGCGATTGCATCATCGAAGCGGGCGCCGTCGACGCCTACGACGACGAGAGCGCCTTCGTCGACGTCGCGCTCGCCCTCGAGCTCGAGCCAGCGGGCGAGGTCGAAGGCGTGATCGGCGGCGGCCCGCTTGCGGTTGAGGAAGTAGCGTTCGGCCTGCGCCGGGTCGCGCTCGAGCAGCGTGACGACTTCCTCGTCGACGCGATCGAGGTCGACCCACCACGAATCGCCGTAGACGCGCTTGAGCATCTTCCGGCGCTCCCGCTTGTTGCGCACCGAGCCGGTTCCGGGCTCGACGTCGTCGAGGAAGACGCCGGGCTCGCCCGACTCGCTCGTCTGCTGCGCGACCGAGTCGTCGGTCGGGTCCCATGCGTTTGTCGACTCGAGGAAGCGGCCGCCGATCCCGGCGAGGTTGCGCCGCTGCGTATCGGCGAGCGCCCGGCCGCCGTTTCGGCCCGTCCAGCCTTCGGTCTGATCCTGCACGGCGAGCGTGAGCCGCTGCCCGAGCCGCGACTGCGCGCTCGAGGTCACGGGCTCGATCCGGCCGCCGCCCGGAAGGTTGATCCGCGTCTCGCCGGTGTCGGTCAAGACGGCCGAGAGCGGCCCGAGCTCGATCATCGGCACGAGCGCCCGCCAGACGTTGTCGGTTTGGTCTTCGGAGCTCGCCGTCACCTGGACCCACGGCGTCGCCCACGGCCTGCCGACCGGCTCGCCTCGAGCATCCCATCCGGCGAAGAGCACCGGGCCCTCGGGGTCGACCTCGGCGCACACGATCGCGGCCGTAAACGGTGCCTTCCCCCATTTTTGCGGCCGGACTAGCTGAGCCCCGCGCGAGTAGACGAAGCGGCCGCTTCCCGGGTCGATCCGGTAGTAGAAGAGCAGGAAGCGGAGCATCTCGTTCGTGAGCACGTAGGGCTCGCCCGCGTGATCGCCGTCGGGGATGACGCATCGCTCCTGTATGAGCTCGGCGACGAGGTAGCCGAGGGTCGGGAAGTGACCGGGGTAGTCGGGACCGGCCCAGGGCATCGTCGAGCCGATTGTAAAAATTCTCGACCGCTTGGCTAGGCCGTCGCCGATCGAGCAAACGGCTTGAATCGTCTCGGGCGCGGCCCGCGAACGGCTTGCCTGCGTTGTCAAGTCGGAATCGTTTGCAGGGCTTTTGCCTCGAAAACGGCCCGAAATGGCTTGTTTTAGCCGTTTCTCGGAAGGGCCCTCGGTAAAATGACGGTGCGCGCTCGAGGCGCGCGCCCGATCCTTGACAATCGAGAGCGGCGGCGCGAGGAAGGAATCCGCAATGGCGCAAGACACGATTCGGACCGTCCCGGTTCGATTTACGCACGGGCCGCTCGGCTTGATCGACGCGGCCAATCCCTACCGCTTCGCCGACCCGATCGTCAACGTCGGCGACGTCGGCGAGCTCATCGTCGAGGGCGAGCTTCCCTTCGCGGTGCCCGAGGATTGGGCGCTCGTGAAGGTCGGCGAGCTCTACTGCCCGACCCATCCGGCAACGCTCGAGGTGATCCGGTGAGCCGCGGCGACACGTCGCTCGGCTTCCGGGTCGGCATGAAAGTCGAGTGGCGCTACTACGCGACGCTCGAAGAGGCGCAGGCGGCCGCCAGGACGGCGATCGTCAAGGCCGAGCAGCGGGCGGCCGAGGGCTACGACTTCGGCTACCAGTCACCCGGCGCAATCCGCAAGGCTCACTCGTCGGATCACGGCGGGCTCGAGCTCGGCGGCTACGAAGGCGACGTCTACGAGGTCGTCTTCCCCTAACGACCGACGGGCCCCGAAGGGCCCGCCGATTCCACTTCTAACCGAAGAACACGATCATAGCGTCGCCGCTCCCGATTGTCATAGGCTCGATCCTGCGCCCGGCGGTCGGAGGGGTGGAGGGATCGGACGGCTAGCCTGCCGTCGTCGCTCGGGGCCCACGCCGAGCGGCGCAATCGGTGCGGCGGGGTAGGAGGTTGGACTAGCAGCCGCCGGGCGCTACGGCCGCCGGTGCACCTCGACGAGCACGATCGTCGCGTAGAAGGCCGCGAGCATGGCGACGATCCCGACGATGATGAGCCAGACGAGGTCGCGCTCGAAGCCGAGGTAGACGCACGCGATCCCCGCGCCGACGCACGCGGCGGCGAGCACGGCGAGCAGGCGCGCTCGGCTCAGGGCTCGAGGATCGGGTCGTCAGTCACGGCGCCCCCGATCATGCCGTGCACGGCCCCCGTCCGCTTGAAAATCGCGTAAGGGTGCACGGCCCACGGCGGCCCGCCGTTCGTCGAGGCCTGCCCGAGCTCGACGAGCAGCCACGGCCCCGACTCCTGCCACTCGGCCCGGACGAGCTCGAGGTGCGGGTGCGTCTCGAGCAGCCGGTCGAGGCCTCGGCGAGCGAGTGAGGGCGAGAAGAGCTCGCTCACGGCTGCGGGTCGTCGACGCCGAGCTCGCGGAGCACCTCGCACCGAACACACTCGACCTTCACCTTGCGCGGACGCTGCCCGCGGACGCGAGCGAAGTCGCCGCGAGCGTCGAGGCATTGGCATCGCTGCCGCTCGAGCACGTCGATCGCCGCCCGCACGTTAGCCCGCCGCTTCGTCATCGTCTTCATCGTCGCCCCGACCGAGCGCGCCCGACTCGGTCAGACGAGCGAGGCTATCGGCGAGCGCCTGCTCGGCGAGCTCGGCCGGATCGTTACCGCGCTCGTCGGCGACGACCGCGACCGCGAGCACGAATTCGTCGGCGGCCCTGCGGAGCTCGCTCTCGAGGCTCACTCGCCGAGCGCCCGCATCCGGCGGTCGATCGCCTCGTGCACCTTCCGACGGCCTTCCTCGAGGTCGACGTCGGCCTCGACGATTTCGTCGGCGACCGCCCGGAGCTTGTCCGGCACCTCGGCGCCGGGCATGACGACGGCGACGATCGGCTTGTCGAGCATGATCGAGAGCCCGAGCTCGACCGCGAACTTGATATCGGCCGGGCCCCTCGGGACGAGGCTCATCACGAAGGCCGACGAGTCGATCTTCTCGAGCGCATCGCGCCGGGCGCGATCGACGAAGTCGTCCCACGCCTTGCGATCGTCGCCCTCGAGCTCGTCGAGCCAGTCGCCCACGACCGCGCGAGCTTAGCCGCTCGACGTTCGGCCCGCCGAAAGCTCCCATTCGGCGATCGCCGCCCGGAAGTCTTCGAGCAGGCGAGCCTCGGGCGTGTCGGCGGCGTGCAGGCCGCGCTCGAGCTCCGCGATCGCATCGCGCACGGACTGCGCGAGCGCCTCGACCGCCTCGTCGACGCTCACGCGCTCGCCGCCTGCGGATCGACCGCCCGAAGCCGCCGCACGCTCGAGGCCGAGCTCGGCGTTGTCACGCTCGCCGCCGGTGCGCCCGCCGCCCCTTCGGCCAGGACCTGCCATTGCAGGATTTGCCGCGAGCGCGGCGTGAGCCCGAAGCGATCCTCGAGCGCCTGTATCGCCGCGAGCCCGGAGACGGGAAGATCGCCGCGGGCGTTGCGCTCGACGAGCTCGGCGAGCCGGTGCAAGGCGCCGAGGTCGGCCTCGAGGTAGGCGGCCGCCATAGGTGCCCGCCATACGCGCCGCCACCATGCCCTAGTCGAAGCCGACCACGACGGGCGGCGGGCAGGAAGCGGCGGCACCTCGCCCGTCCGGGGCGCGGCCGCGAAGGTTCTCCATTGCGTCTGACCGGCGCGCTCTCGGCGTCGGTGCCCGGGCGGCTTCGGCGGCGGCGCCACCTAGTCGACGACCGCGAAGAGCTCGACGAGCCGGACGGCGCCGTAGACGATCGCTGCGTCGAGCGGCAGGCTGACGGCCGTCGCGACCGCGACCGCCCGGCTGACTCGAGAGCGGCGAGGGATCACGTAGACGCGAAAAAGCGGCTCAGGGCTCATAGGGTCGCGACCTTCGATACCGCCACACTCGAGCCGACAGCCCCCACCGGGGCCCGGGCGCGCGCGCGGGGGGAGGGGTTGCCCACCCTTCGCGATTCTCTTTTCGTTTTCGGCGCATGGCACTCCCCGCATACGAGCTCGAGGTTGGTCGCCGCCTCGCCGCGCACGATCGAGCTCGAGCTCGGCAGTCGCCGCCCGCCTGCCCGGGGGGAGCGTCGCTTCGCGCTCGAGGGCGAGCCCTGCCCGCCTGCCCCCCTGCCCTGATCGAATGATTCGATCATCGTGTCAGTCGAGCCGCCGCGCGCGATCGGCACGCGATGGTCGACGGCACCTTCGCCGGGCGCGACCGGCCTGCCGCATTGCTCGCACCGATGCCGAGCCCGCTCGCGAACGGCGCGCGTGATCCGCTGCCAGGCCGAGCCGGACGGTAGGCCGAGGGCGCGACGTCTCGCCTTCGAGTCGGCCCACGGCTTCGGCGCGTGCGCCTCGCACCTGCCCCCGCGCACGGCGAGGCGCGGGCAACCGGGTCGGCTGCAAACGGTGAGCGTCCGGCCGCTCACGACGACGCCCCTCCGGCCGCGCTCGAGCGATCCCCCCCGGCATCGGAGCGCCCCTGCCCCCCGGCATCGCTACCCCCCCTGCCTGCCGAGGCCGACGCCCCCCCGGCTTCGCTACCCCCCCTGCCCCTCGAGCGGAAGGGCAGGCGAGAGACGAGCCCCCCCACCCTTCGCCGTAGCCTGCGCCATGCGACCCGCACGATGCCGACGATGAGCAGCCCGACCGCTGCGGCGAGCCGGGCTAGCCCCACCCGTTGAAGTAGGCGAGCACGACGAAGACGGCGATCACGGCGAGGGCGATCCCCTCGAGCGGGAGCGTGAAGCTCCGCACGTCGCGCGGCGGGCGCATCACTTGCGTCGCTTCCCCTTCGCCGAGGCGCGCTTGCCGACGGCGCGCACGGCGGAATTCTTCGAGGCCTTGATCCGGCGCAGGACGTGGCGACGGCTGCCGCTGGTCGTCGAGCGCCCGGCGAAGGCGAGAGCAGCGCGGGCTCGCTTCGCGGTGTTGATCGGATACTCGCGGGTTCGGGGGTAGGCGAAGGCCGAGTCGGGCAGGCGAGCGACTCCCTTCGCGCTCGAGGCCTTGCCAGGGCGAGGGCGAGGCGAGCGTGCCATGCGCCGGACGGTAGCGCGCCTCGCCGATCCCGGCAAGCGGCCGAGCGGGGGAGAGGCTTGCGCCCGACCGCTGCGCACGGGACCGGGAGCTTCATTGTCGCCGGAATCGCTCCGGCTTCGAGCACGTCTGGAAGTGGGAGCGACGGAGCTCGACCTTCGCCCCTCGAAGTGTCGTCGCGCTGCCGAGCCGGGCTAGCTGGTCGCCGGTGAGCGAGACGACGAGCGGCGCGCCCTCGAGCCTGCCGACGACGACGAGCCTGCCGTCGGTGAAGGCGCCGAGGTCGAGCGGCATCTTCCGCCCGTTGTCGGTGATCGCCCACTCGAGCGGGGCCCCGCACTCGCGGCAGGCGCTCACGTCTCGCGCCCTTCGCTCGGCCAGTCGAGCGCCTCACGCGCGAGCATCCGCGCCGTCCACGAGGGCGCCACCTGCCCCGAGCCGAGCGCCGAGGTCGTCGAGAGCCAACGCTTCCCGTCGTCGCCCTGCCACTCGACGACGACGAGCACGGCCGTCGGGACGCCCTCGTGCGGCTCGTCGAGCTCATCCTCGCCCGGGTCGTACATCGGCACGGCTCGCGAGACGAGCTCGAGAAGCTCGGCCCGGAAGGCGACGGCGTCGAGCCGCTCTTCGCTCACGTCACGAGCTCCCGCACGGTCACGTAGGCGGCAGGCGGCCCGAAGTGTTTCTCGGCCCTGAGCTTGACGATCGTCGCGTCGCTGACGACGACGGTGCCGGTGATCGCGTCGCCGATCGCGCGCACGAGCTTGTCGACGTCGGGAATCTTCGCGCAGTAGTGCGGGGCCGAGGGCTTGAGCTCGCCCGCTCGCTTGCCGGTCCGGTAGTGCGCCTTCGGGCGGGCGAAGACGAAGATCACCTCGAGCTCGACCGGCCCGGCGATCGGCCCTCGGCCGAGGTCGCCCATCGCTGCATTCGCGGCGGCGCTGACCGCGTTCCGCCACGGCTCGAGCTTGCGGTTGTCGTCGCGGACCCACGTCTTCCCCTCGGAGCTCGCGACCGTCTTCGAGCCCTGCGGCACGGGCTCGCCGTGCACCTCGAAAGCGACGACGCTCATGCGGGGTAATCCCATTCGTCGCCGGGCTCGTCGGGTGATCCGGTAACGCCCTCTCCTATTAGAGAGGGCGGATCACCGGGATCACCCTCCGGAGCGAGCCTCAACTGATCCCCTGATCCGGGGCGATCCCGGTCGTCGGGATCACTTGAGTAGAGCTTCGCGGTTGGCGCCCCCGGACGGCCGACTTGATAGGCGACCTGCCCCCGCTCGGCGAGGGCCTCGAGCATACGCCGGGCCTGCGCCTCGCGCACGCCGAGCTCGACCCGCCACTCTTTCACGGTCGCCCACGTCCTGCACGCCTCGAGGATCGCTTGCTCGAGCGACTCGTCGCTCGTCTTGTCGCGCGGGTCGAGCCGGAAGCCGTCCTCGCGCGAGTAGAGCAGCGTCACGGCCTCGCCGACCGGAAGGTCGCCGTCACGGTCCTTGAGGTAGCGGAGACGCGCGTAGCCGTGCCCGAGGCGCTCGAGGCCGAGCACGAGCTCGGCGCCCCGAGTCGCGGCGCCCGATCCGGCGACGTCGTGAATCGTGAGCTTGCGCGCGCCCTCGCGCCCGGCGACGTCCTTGCGCGGGTGCGCGGGCAGGATGAGCGCGAATTCGTAGGTGGCGCGCAGGGCGTCGAGGCGCCGCATGAGGTCGATGATCGGCCGCTCGGCGTTCGGATCGTCGGCTCGGTGCGCCTTGTAGTACGGGTCGAGCAAGAGCATCGCCGGGCGGTACTCGGCGAGCACGTCGTCGAGAGCGGCGAAGTCGGCCGGGTCACGATCGAGGGCGAGCCCGTCGGGCGCGCTGACGTAGAGCACGTCCTCGCGATCGGCGAGGTTCGACTCGCGTAGGCCGCGCTTGATCGAGCGTATGCCTTGCTCGAGGTCGACAATGAGCGCGGGGCCGACGCCTGCGCCTTCGTGCTCGAGCATCGTCTCGCCCTTGAGCGCGGCGCCGAGCATCTGTAGGGCGAAAGACGTCTTGCCGTGTCCGGTGTCGCCGACGATCACGGTGCGCGAGCCGCGGTAGAGCAGGGGCCCGAGTAGCCGATAGTGATCGGGCGGCTCGGGGAGCGCGACCATCTCGGGCGCGGTGCGGACGATGAGCCGGGTCGGCTCGGCGGCGGCTTCGGCCTGCGGAAGCGGCTCGGGCTCGGCGACGTCGAGCAGGAAGCCGAACTCGTCGGGCGTGTGCTCGAGCAGGAAGTCGGTGAGGTCGTAGCCGTCTTCGCGGTGTTCGGCGAGGTCGACGAGTCGGGCGTCGACGCCATGCTCGACGAGGCTATCGACGACGATCCCGGCGGCCTGCCTGCCGACGACGTCGCAATCGAAGGCGGTGTAGAGCGTCCAGCGGCGCCCGGCGAAGCGAGCGGCGTACTCGGCTCTCCATCCGTTCGTACCGGGCACGCCGACGGCGGCGAAGCCTGCCGACCACGCGGCGACGACGTCCGACTCGCCTTCGCATAGCACTAGCTGCTCGACGTCGTTCGGAATCGTCTCGGGCGGCGGGAATAGCTGCCGAGGTACGCCGGACGGTTGCTCGAGCTTCGGGCGGCCGTTACGAGCGTCCGGGTCGGGAAGGTAGAGCGCCTCGCCGAGCTCGACGAGCGCGGCGTCGCGGATCGGGAAGCCGACGCGGCCGCTCGCCGGGTCGTAGGTGAGCCCGAGGCGCTCGATCGCGGACACGGCCCACCCGCGGCGGCCGACGGTGCCGAGCCCGTCGTCGTTCCAGCCGAGTAGCTCGAGGCCGAAGTCGAGCTCGCTCATCGGTTAAGGACGAAGGCGCGGCCGTGCGGCGGCTTGAGCGGCTTGTCGGCCGGGCCCTTGACGTAGGGACTGATCCACGTTTGCCGGTGCACGCCGAGCGACGGGCACCATTGATTCCGCCAGTGACCGGCGACGAGGAAGCGGTGCGAGTAGTTAGCGGTGCCGCCGAGCGGCTCGTGCGGGCGCCGCTCGCGGCGTAGCCGGACGACTACGACGGACCGCATCTCGAATCCGGCGCGGGCGGCTGCCCGGCGCTCGGCCCGGGGTAGCTGCTCGGTCGAGCGGCCCGCCGGTTTGAATTCGCGCATGAGCCGAAAGGTCGTTTGCACGAGTCGCAAGAGCGGCGCCGAAGCCTGTTCCGCGGCGTCGTCGCCGAAGGCCCACTCGGTGCCGAGTAGCGGGAGGCGCTTGCCGCCGGTGCCGGTGTCGGCGTAATAGGTGACGTTCAAGACGTAGGGCCCGGCCGCGTCGGCGGGCCATTTGACGGCGGCCCACGAGAAAGCCGAGAAAGGACTCGTTAGCGAGTCGCCCTCGACGTGCGGGGCGGTGACGACCCGCTCGAAGAGCAGGAAGCCGGTCGGCGTTAGAAGGTCGTGGTCGGCGAGCGGTTCGGGCTCGAAGGTCGGTAGGGCGGCCTCGATGAGCTCGCATAGCTCGGCGGCGACGAAGACAGGGTCGGCGTGTAAGAGCTTGTAGAGCTCGATCTGCACGAAGCGGTCGAGGTCGTCGTCGTGCACGTTCGGTCGAGGGTGACGCTCGACGAGGTAGCGGTACTGCTCGACTTGCGCGTCGTAGGCGCTAAGCCACGCCGGGCGCGGTCTAGGACCCGACACGGTGCTACGCCCGGCGCGACTCGGTGCGGGGCCAGTCTTCGCGGGCGAGCTCGATCGCGGCGGCCGAGGCTCGGCGCTGTTTCCAGTCGGCGAAGCTCGCGGCCATGCCGGGCGGTAGCTCGACGTCGACGGTGACGCCCTCGCTCGCGCATCGCTCGCGGGCGGCGGCGTACTCGGCGAAGGCGGCCTGCTCTTCGGCGTGCAGACGGCGAAGCCGCTCGGCGGCGTTGAGCATCCCCTGCATCGCGCCGCCGGTGCGAGTCGCGCTCGCGAGCCGCTCGACCGCGCTCATTGCCGCACCTTGCGAATCGAGAGCCGCTCGGAAGGCGCGCGCTCGAAGGCGACCTCGGTGCCGTCGATCCTGCGCCGGGTGAGCACGAAGCGGCCGACCCGGATCGGGGCGTCGAGGCCGAGGTCGAGGCCCTCGGCGAGCGTCTTGACGTGCTCGGTTGCCCCCTCGAGCGTTTTGCGCGTCTTGCTCGCGCGCTCGCGGGCCGTCTCACGCGCCTCGAGCGCGGCCTCGAGCTCGGGGTTGTCGATCGTCTTCTCGTAGATCGAGGTCTGCGGTTGCGGGACGAGCTCCATTAGGTCTGACTCCCTTCGAGTAGTGACTGCTGCCCGGGCGTGACGCCGAGCTTCCGGTCGGTCGAGGCGAGCCGCACGCATGCGGCATGGGCGAAGTCGCCGGTCGTCTCGCGCAGGCGGATCGCGTTCGCGCCGCCGTCGTGACGGGGCGCTTCCCATCCGGTGATCGCCCGGTGCGTCGTGGCGCCGTCCGGGTCGACGGGCTTGCCGCAAAACGGGCACGTGTCGGTCACGACGGCCGCCTTCCCGAGAGCACGAGCCGCTCGAGCTCGGTGAGGTGCCAGACGGCCTCGACGGCGTAGAGGTCGCCGCCGAGCGGCTTGAGTAGCGCCGGGTCGCCGGGCGGCTGCGGCACGGTCGACCACGTCCAGTCGTCGGCCTCCCACAAGACGAGCCGGTCGCCGAGGCCGCGACCGCGAAAGCGTGGCGGCACGATCGGGACCATTGCCGTCCACGCGTACCACCCGGTAGCGACGTCGCCGCGGCCAGGCACGAAGCCCGCGGGGAGCTCGAGCCGGGTGTCGAGCTCGATCACGCCCGAGCGGTAGTCCCATCGGCGCCGAAGCGAGTCGGCGAAGGTGACGCCCCCGTCGGCCTGCACGCCGAGCGTGTAGACGAAGGCCGCCTGCCAGCGACAGACGGCGAGCCGCGGCACAGCGTAATGCTCGCGCCGCTCGTTGTCGCGGCCGCGGTTGTAGACGCGCGTCCGGGTGACGGTGCCGCCTGCGGCGATCGTCGGCGTGAGCGCGATGAGCGCGAGCTCGTCGCGGGCGGCGATCCGGTAGGCGCGAGCGAGCTCTTCGAGCTCTCGGCGCTCGCGCGGGTCGCTCGAGCGTCTCGCCGCGCGGGCGTAGTCGACGGCCGCCTGCCGGGCGCCTGCGCGCGGGATCGTGACGGTAGCGAGGTTCACGTCGTTCCCCCTTCCTCGTTCGGGACTTCGGTCGCGTCGAATCGCTCCTTGGCTTCGTCGACGAAGGCCTGCTCGTCGGGCGGAAGCGTCGGCCTCGCCTCGAGGGCGTCAAGCGCCTCGATCATCCGGCTCGCCTCGAGCGAGGTGAGGTCGCGGCTCGAGCCGATCGAGCGACCGATCACGCTCTCGGTGTAGGCGTGCCGCTCGTCGCGATCGGTGACGCCCTTCTCGCCGAAGAGCGCGAACATTTTCCGCATCTGCGCCTCGGTAATCGGATCGGCCGGTGCGGGCTCGCCGGGCCCGGGCGAGGGCGTGTCCGGCTCGGGCTCGGGCGTCGGCTCGGGCCCGCTCTCTTCGGCCTTCTCGCGCTCAAGCTGGTCGATCACCTCCGCGGGCGTGTCGGCGGCGTCCTGCCCTTCGGCGGGCTCGGGGTCGGGCTCGGGCTCAACGGGCGTTACGGGCGCCGAGGCTGCGCGAGAGCGCCGTCTGCGGGTCGTCGTCGTCTTCGCCTGCGCCGGGTCCGCGTCGACGACTTCGCCCGTCTCGACGTCGACGATCGCGTCGAGCTCTTCGGTCGCCGAGAGCCCGCGGATCACGTCGGCGAAGAGGTCGCGGGCGAGCTCGGCGGTCGCGCGGGCCTTGAGCATCTGACGCGGGTAGGCCTGCCAATTCGACTTCCCGGCGATCCGGGCCCGCTTCGCGTCGTCGATCGTCCACGTGACTTTCGAGGTCGTGCGCCCGTCGCGACGGCGCCCGGCGACGGTCGCCCTGGTCGTCGTCGACTCTTCGACCCATAGCTCGTGACCGGCGGCGAGGATGAGCCCGCGCAGGCCCTCGGCGGCGACCGAGGGACGTCCGTCGATCACGGCGACGAGCGAGAGCGAGGTCATGGGATCGAGGCCTATCTCGTGCCCGTAGAGCACGGCGGCGAGGATCGCGGGGGGATTACCGCGCAGGCTGCGCGGGACGAAATCGGTGTTGGCGATGTATTCGGCGAGCTCTTGATTCCGCTCGAAGACGTCGAGCGAAGACGGCCGCCCGATCGGCGGCGTCGGCATCGGGACGAGGCTCATCGTGCTCCCTTCCTGAGCGCGAGCAGCGGAGGCTCTTGCTCTTCGGCATAGGTGTCGGTGACGATCCGGTCGACGACGTCGGCTAGGTCGCCGAGCACCTCGGCAACGGCGAGCACGACGATCGCGACTTCGGGATCGGCGCACGTGCGCACGAGCGCGAGCGCGGCTCGTGCCGTCTCGAGCATTGCGTCTTGCAGGCGCGCGACGTCGTCGCTTCTCACGTTCGGCCCCCCGGCGGCAAGAGAGCGTCGCCGACCCACGTGTCGCGGGCGTCCTTCTCGCCGATGCCCGACTTGTAGAGCTCGAGCGCGGCGAGGAAAACGGCGAAGGCCTGCTCGTCGGCGGGCACCGGGAAGAGGCCGTAGCCGTCGGCGCGGAGGTGAATGCACCCGGTCGCGTCGATCGGCGGGAGCGGCTTCTCGTTGCCGTCGACGTCGAGGTAGAAGTCGGCGTAGCGCGCGGCCGCCACCTGCAAGGTGTTCTCGGGCCATATCCCCGAGGCCGACGTCTTCCAGTCGAGCAGCCAGACGAGCCCGTCGACGAGCTCGGCGATCAAGTCGGGTGTCCCGGCGTAGCCGTAGCGGCGCGAGAAGACGGGCCGCTCGACGAGCAGCGGGACCGGCTGCCACTCGGCGTCGAAGCGATCGGCGGCGTCGATGTAGTCGCGGGCCTCGTCGGGCACCTCGGCCTCGGCGTCCTCGAAGAGCTTGTGCAAGATCGCGTGCACGAGCTTTCCGCGATCGCCCGCCTCGTTGAGCGCGATGTATCGGGCCCGGATCATTCGGTCGAGACGCTCGGAGGGCTTGAGCGCCGAGAGCTCGTCCCAATTGTCGAAGGCATAACGGGCGGTCGTCTCGGCGGCTTTGTCGATAAATTGCGGCTTCGCGATCATGCGCAGGGCCGTCGTGATTCCCGGCGCCCTTTCGCCGTCGATTTCGTAGGAGTGATTGCGCCCGCGATTGATCCGGCGCGTCGCGCCGTTCGTGCTCATACGTTCCCCCTTCGGTTGCCGTCGACGAAGAGCAGGCCGACGGCCGTGAGCTCGGCGAGCCCGCGGAGCACGTCGGCTTCGTCGCGGCCGGTGAACTCGACGAGGCGATCGACGACCTCGCGGACGGTGATTTCCTCGTGCACCTCGAGCACGACCTCGACGTCGTCGGGGATGCCGCGAGGGAAGGCGTAGCAGACGATTTCGAAGGCGACCTCGCCCACGAGCGGCCCGCCGTCGTAGGCGGGGAAGAGGCGATCGCACTCGGCCGTCGTCGTCATCCGGCGGCCTCGAGCTCGTCGGCGAGCGCCTGCGCCGCCCGGCGCATTCGCTGCCGCTTGAACCACTTCGACTGATCCTCTTCCGAGCGCCAGACGCGCACCTCGCGGCCGTAGAAGGCCTCGTCGGCGACCCATACGGTGAGGCCCACGGCCCGCACGCCTGCACGGCGGCTCGCGCCCGGCTTGATCGGCGGGCCCTCGAGCTCGCGGACGACGAAGCGGCGGCCGCTCATGGGAGCTCACCTAGAAGCCCGCTCGCACCCTCAACGATCCACACTCGCTCGTCGTCCCGTCCGGGCTTGCGCGTGAAGGCGCCTCGGAGCACTCGCTCGACGAGCTCTCGACGCTCGGCTGCCGACTGCACGAGGTCGAGCTCGTCCGGCGGCGACCGTAGTAGCCATTCGAGACGGAGCTTCATCGGCACGCCCACTCGCCCCCTCGGCCGTGGTCGTGCATCCACCCGGCGGCGAGCGCCGAGGCATAGGGCGACGTCGGCGAAAAGACCCGGTAGGGCGTCGAGCGCCACGTGCCGTCGAGGAATTGGAAGAGGCCGCTCGCGCTCGAGCTCGGATT